AAAAAAAACACGAACTTTACAAACCCATACCAAAGGTTTCTAAAGTCTGTCTCCCGTCCCGAGTCCCAATCGACTTCGTCGATTGCTCCGTATCTAACCTTAAAGTCCTACGGACTTCGAAGCTTAAAAATAAACTCTCACTATAATATAAAATGTCTGGTGGTATTGCCCAACTCGTCGCCGTAGGTGCTCAGGATGTGCACCTCGTCGGTCAGCCCGAGGTATCTTTTTTTAGGTCTACCTACAAGCGCCATACGAATTTTTCCCAAACTGTCGAGCGTCAGGTCATTCAGGGCAACGTCTCGAACAACGGTATGTCGACCGTCCGCTTCGAGCGCAAGGGTGACATGCTCGGCTACGTCTATCTCATGCCAATCAAGGGTGATGGCACCTCCGCCAATGCCTTCACTGATTGGACCACTGTGATCTCCAAGGTGGAGCTTCTCGTGGGAGGTCAAGTTATTGATGACCAGGACTCTACCTACTCCACTCTCATCGCCCCAACCCTCTCCGCCTACTCCTCTGCCAAGGCGGTCTCCGGTGGTCTCTACGACGGTACCAGCTCCGTCAAGTTTTACCCCCTCCGCTTCTCCTTCTGTGAGAACTGGCAGTCCGCCCTCCCTCTCATCTCCCTCCAGTATCACGATGTCGAGCTTCGCATCACTTGGGGTACTGCGGCTGCTGGGAGCAAGTGGGAGGTCTATGCGAACTACGCGTACCTGGATACCCAGGAGCGTGAGATGTTCGCCGCCACCCCCCAGAACATGATCATGACCCAGGTCCAGAAGGCTATTGCCTCTAACTCTAAGATTCAGGAGTTAAATTTCAACCATCCCGTGAAGTACCTCGCAGCCGGTGATGCTTCGGCTGTCACTATGGTGAGCACCGCGGGTAACAAACTCAAGCTGCAAATCAACGGTACCGACGTGGCCGACTACAAGTTTGCCGATCCCAACTTCACCACCGTGCCTCTCTATTACCACACCTCGCACGGCAACTCGACCCCGGGTACCAAGCTCTTCTTCTACCCCTTCTGCCTCGAGTCTGGTAAGCTTCAGCCCACCGGTTCTCTCAACTTCTCCCGCCTCGATTCGGCTCGTATCATCAATGATACCGCCAACTGTGATAAGGACATTTACGCTGTGAACTACAATGTTCTCCGCATCGAGAACGGTATGGGTGGACTTTTATATTCTAACTAAGTAATAAATGATCTGGAAGGTTGTCTTCCTCCTCGCCATCGTTTTTGTATTGACGTACGATCCTAAGTCCAGGACACTCGAGAAGTTTGTCGGTCAGCCCACGCCTCCCACAGACAAATCGTGTGAACACGCGCATTACGAAGCCGTCCAATTCGCCCAGACACCCTACGAGTGTCCCGTCCCAGGGAGAGCTAAGATGGGTGCAATTGCTTAAAAAGAAAAAGGGATACACAAGTATATGATTCCCGTCAATCGTGACACCCTCATGATGATCGCCACCATCGTGTGTGCCATCGGTATTATCTTCCTTTTCAAGGAACTCAATAAGACCAAGGAGGAGATGAACTCCTTCAAGAACTTTTCGGCTCAGGTCGTCAGGCACCTGTCGGCTCCTCCCGAACCTGCACCAGAGAAGAAGGAGGAGCCAAAGGAGGAAAAAACCGAGGAATAAACATATCGGCTTATTATAACTTGCGAATGCGCAATGAAAAAGTACAAAGCGATAGCGATCCCGGTTAGCTTCGCTGACGGGAAACCACGCTTCCTCACGGTGAGAGATTGGAGATTTAAGGATTGGATCTTTGTCACGGGCGGGTGTCGCCGCCGTGAAATTTTCAACCCTTTACGCACGGCTCTCAGAGAACTCGAGGAGGAGACGAGAGGTGTGGTTTCCCTAAAAAACGGCGAATACACTGAATTTAAGTTTACAGTCAGAGAGAGCCCAACAGTGGATCTCGAATACAACGTCTTTATATTCTTTGTGAACTACACGAGAACTGAGCAACAGGCGCAGGTTCGTAAGTTTTACGAAGAGAAACACAAAATGAATTTGAAAAAGATCATGAAACAACCCATCCGAAAAACGTACGACGAAAACGATTACATGAGCTACGATACCCTCGAGGAATTTAACTCACGTAAACGTTGGAAACTCATCATAGACAATGTCATCAAGAACCCACAATTCTACTCGTGTATAACTTCTTTGAATAGAAAAAACTTTTCTATAAAATAATGAAGTCCAAGGCTTACATTTTGATGCAGATCGGCCAGCTTCTCGAGAAGAATAGGGGCTATTGCGAGGAGGAAGTGACCGAATGGGTCAAAGAGAATGAAACCAAAACTGTGTATGAACTTTTAACTATAAAAAAGGAACTCTCTCAGGGGAAAGAATATCGGGATGTTTCTTGTATGAGGTGGTTTAGAGATTAGATTTGTAACATAGGTATGTTTAAGAGTTGGTGTGCGGCTCAAAGATTTAACAATGCGACCAATCTATCACATGTGCTCATGGACGGTGGTGTCCTCTCCGTGCCATTTGATAAATTGAACGATTTCCATGAACAATACGTGTGTGCGGTGAAGCGTGGAGAAAAGCTTTACGTCGTCGAACAGAAGAGTGAAAGGTACAACTTTTTTGTCGACATCGACTACAAAGATGAGAGTTCCCTCGATCTCGATGAGATCAAAAGTGTCTGTAAATGTATATGCGACGAAGTGAAGCGACACGGTGGTCGCGATTGTCTCATATCTGTGGCCCCACCTAAACCGTGTGGTGACCTCGTCAAGACGGGTGTACACCTGAATTGGCCGGGGTTTGTGGTGGATCAAACTTCTGCTGTAGCTCTCCGTGACCACATTCTCGTGGCACTCTCCAAGGCTAACGGGGCTATCGATTGGAATGAGGTTATCGATGCAGCCGTGTATGGTAATGTCACCAGGAAGACGAAGGGGAGTGGTTTTCGTATGCCTTGGTCGTACAAGAAGGCGAAACACGATGCCTGCGGTGGTCAGGGATGTTCGGGGTGTGAGAAGGGAAAGGTAGACCAGGTCGCTTACCTCCCACTCTTCGTGTATCGCCCTGGTCCTCCTCTGAGCGCCATCTTACAGATTGGTCAGGAACCAACTCTCGACATCCTTAAGATGGCTGTTGTACGTACAGATGAACCTCAGACAATACACGTGGAACCACCGTCTATCACCGTGAAGGAGGGTTCTTTCACGAGAGAACAGATGAAGGATGAAGTTCACGACGATGAATTGAAGGACAAGATTGAACAATTCATCAGAAGTAATCTAGAAGGTCAATCTAACGCGCACGTATCAAAGATTTTCAAAAAGAAGGATACCTATCTCGTTCAGACGACGTCCAAATACTGTGAAAATCTCAAGAGAGAGCATGGTTCAAATCACGTGTGGTTCATCATCAGTGGGAAAACGATTCTCCAGAAGTGTTTTTGTTTATGTGAAACACTCAGGGGACGACGAAATGGTTTCTGTAAGGACTTTTGTGGTCGTCGGCATCAACTGACACCCCAGATCGTCGATCGGTTGTATCCAAAGAAGGAGGACATTCAGAAGTGTCCGGAAATTAAGACGAGAGTAGAGAAACCTCAGGTAAAGTGCGGTGACGTGAAAGAACCTCTCGAAGTTTTCATCAAGAAATACATGCACGGCCCCGAAGACCTTCAGGTTTTGAAGGTTACCAAAGACAGGATGGGTTTCGTGGTACTCACCAACTCAAACGTATGCGAGACCATCGGGAGTTCTCACGAAAACGTCACTATGTCTTATTCGATCAATGGAAAGGAAATTGTGCAGAAATGCCCCGTTTGCAAGAAGAGCAAGGCTAGAAAGCACTGTTTAACATCAAACGTTTTAAAGATACTTAAACAGAAGTAACTCATAGAACTTAAATGATCACCCGATCCGGACGTAAGATAAAGAAACCCGAGCTTTTCCAGCCCACAGAAGAGGATCTTGTGGATGATTATGGCTCCGATGAACACGATTCCGATTTCGATTCGAACATCGACACTGAGGACGAGTGTTACTCGGATGAGAGTGACGAGGACGATGACAGTGATGCAGACGAAAATGGAAATCTAAAGGGTTTCGTCGTAGATGACGAAAGTGAAAGTGAGTTAGAAGATGCTTAAAAAAAACGAAAACTATAATAGAAAATGGAGACTGACATAGGCAACCCCATTGAATATAACCCCAACTTCGACCCTTTAAATAATGAGAAGAATGAAGAGCCTGTACAGGAGGAACAGCCATATTACATGGACTACCCTATACAGCCTCCACCCACACCACGCAATGATAAATTTGATCTATTTGAAAAGGTTGATAAATCCACGTGGATCATCGCGTTCGCTGTATTCCTTCTTGGATTTTTCATGGGAAAGACTATGCAACCTGTCATTCTTCGTTATACGTAGTCTGCGATTCCAATTCCGCGACTCGACGCGCAAGCTTTTCCTTGTCAATCCTTATGTGGAAATCCACTCAACCAATGTTCGTCAGGTACCGTAGAATACGCGACGAACGTTCCGATATCTCCATAGAGAGGCTTCACTTTACCCGTTATGTCCCTATCCATCACCTGAGTTGGATACCTTGGGATGATGAACGCATCACGCGTATCTTCGATAAATCCAGCTGTGGTGCTGGCCTTGGAAACCTCTGTTTTGTTTTGTAATTCGACCATTGGATTAAAAAACAAAATAAAGAATGCACTCACCAAAATTATCGTGACGATAATTTTGATCATTTTGTTTATTGTATATGAATATTATTTACGCGGACGAAACCTCGGGCTCACCCTCCTCCTTTACCTCCTCGAGCTTACCGTCAGTTGAAGCAGCCTCGCGCTTCTTACGTCGCTCTTCGAGTTCGGCAGCCACGATGGCATCGGCCTCCTTGACGAGTTCTTCCATGGGAGTGTCGGGCTTCTCCTTCTTGAGACGCTCGAGAACCTCTGCGGGATGAGAGACGGGAGCCTCGTCGGGCTTGGTGTAGAACCTGGAGTTCTCGTCACCGGGAGTGTAGTGGTTGGTACCAGCGGTCATCGCCGCCTTGCGCTCCTGGAACATGCGAGCAGCCTGAGCCTGGTTCTCCTTGTAACCAGTCATGATCTCCTCGAGCTTCTCGTTGGTGTAGTGCACATCCTCGATCTTCATGGGATCGGGTGGAATGAGAAGCCACTTGTACATGTCGACGACGTAGATGTCGAAGGTGGGATCCTCCTTTTGAAGACGCTTCGCGTGGTTAGCAGCCTCGTCACGGGTCGCAAAGGCACCTCGGATCTTGATGCCAAACTTATCATTTTTCTGGGGGGCCTCGGGTCCAACGACGGAGAGGCACGCATAAATCTGTCCGGGAACGGTAGTGTAATCCTGCTCGAGCGACATTATATCTTTGTAAGGATCTAAAACTTTAAGCCTCCTAAGTAAGTGTGTTAAAAGGTTAAAACATTATGAATATATGGAAGAGATTCGGAAAAATCACAACGAGGCAAAGAGATTGTTGATCCAGTCGGTGGCGCGCAAAGGGCAACACATTCTCGACGTCGGTTGTGGGTTCGGTGGAGATCTTCAGAAATGGCACAAGTGCGGTGTCAACATAAACATGTGCGATCCAGTGCCGAGCGCACTCGAAGAGGCGAAGTCGAGAGCTAAAAACATGCACATGCGTGTAAACTTTTACGAAGGAGACATTCACAACTGTCCAAACAGAAAGTTTGATATTGTGTGTTTCAATTTTTCGCTTCATTACATCTTTGCCTCGAAGACACTTTTCATGAGTTCCATCAGAGAGATCAAGAAGCGCACGAAGCCCGGTGGTCACTTGATCGGTATCATCCCAGACTCTGAAAAAATCATCTTCAAAACACCATTACACGATGAGATGGGAAACTTTTTCAAATTGAAAGAGCATGGAAATGGTGACTTTGGAGAAAAACTCTTTGTAAATCTGGTGGACACTCCGTACTATGCAGATGGTCCAAAAGCTGAACCCGTGGCGTACAAAGATCTACTCGTCACACACCTAGAAGAGTTGGGGTTTCGGTTACAACTTTGGGAGGGACTTTCAGGAAATCCAATCTCGGAATTGTATAGTAAATTTATCTTTGTCTATAATAGATGATTGCATTCTTGGTACTCTTCATCGTGAATTTGTGGATACTTTATACAACCCAAGAACACCCAAAGTTGGTCGAAGTCAAGGAAAAGTATCGTATTCTCCGAGAACACTTGAATGAGACGGGACATGAAAAGTTTCACATGTTAGTTCGCTGCATCCCAATCACTGGTATAATGCGCATGAACGGCGGCGTGGGATACAACACGAACAAAGGTGGGGAGATCACCGTGTGTCTAGATGGTGAACCCAACGAGATCTTTCACGTCCTCATCCACGAGTTAGCTCACTGTACCGTGGATGAATATGAACACTCTCAAAGATTTTGGAACAATTACATAGAACTTCGGGACATGTGTGTCGATCTGGGTATCTACGATAAGATTCCCAACAAGACTGAATTTTGTGGGGAGCACATCCAGGATAAATAATCTGTGTATCTATCAAATGAAGACACCAGTGAGTGTTTTATTCATTGCGATCGCATACTGGATAGTCATCTATGCCATGTCCATCGTACCAAACCTCTCCAACAATTACTACGTGAACATCGTGTGGATGACCCTGATCATTCCCAACATGCTCCGTCTGATGGTCGGAAGCATTCCTCGTCTCGCGGTGGATCGCGTATTTTTCTTAGCTTCTACTGTCTTTGCCTTGATACTCACGTTTCTACTGAACATGGTGTTCAAGGATACCAAGGAGGCTATCGAGGACCCCGCCGCTGACAAAAGCAAGAAACTTAAGATGAGTGCCTTGCTCGTGGGGACATTCACGGCGGGTGCCCTTATTGTATATTTTATGGGTATAGATACCTCTATCTACAGCAACATGGGATGGGAAAGGCCAGTCAATCAAGGCTTGACGATGTAATCCTTTGCGAGGTAGAAAACAATGGCCGCCACAGCACCGGTGGCGGCAAGACCAATCATGCTTCTACCCCCCTGCTCGTTAAGGAACTTGGGGATAGAGGTCGCAAGACGGTCCTGAACAGGCTTGCTCACGGCGATAGCAGTGCACGCCGCGACCACGAGGGCGGTAAGCTGCTCATCGGTGAGGTTGAGGGGGTTCTTCTTCTCGGGCTGGGGAGCCTGGGGAGTGGCATAAGCACCCTGAGGCTGGGGAGCGGTCATCTGGGGCATCATACCCTGCATCTTGGGCTCGTCCATCATCATAGGGGGTTCCATCATAATATCATTAATGGGTGTAGAATCCATCGTCGTCGTCTCTTTACTTTCACTCATATTTTTTTCGGGTATAAAAGCCACAGAAGGATTATCGTTGAGAGGGACCATTCCCTCACCGTCGTCAGCCAAATTCATGGTGTTCACTTGATCGGACGCCATTTAATATAATCATATGTTTTTGACGTCCACTTGCGACGCGACTATTTCGTCTTCGTAATCTTGAGATTTGTCTTCTTCGTCGCTCTCTTGGCGTCGTCCTCTTTCTGCTGGAGATGTCTGGGATTGTACATCTTTTTATGAAGTCTCCATAGATCTGAACTTCCAACCCTGAAGTTTTTTCTGATGGTCGCCTTGTACCAGAACACACAGTCCTGTATCCTGTTAGATTTCACCGTATTGTCTAACACGAGACACTCATAGTTTTCCGTACACGCATCCATCACCTTACAAAACATGTCAAAGGATGGAAATATACCAAAAAAGGATTTGTAGAGTTTTTCCCGATTTTGTATGATATTCTCCCTGAGTATGAACACATAATCCACGTTCGCTCGAAGTGCTGGGGGTAAGTCCATGACATATTGCATCGTCAACATGAAGAATATCTTCCAGTGACGACCATTCATGAAACACTGCCGAATACATGTGTCTTTCAGGAATTTCGAATCATACATGCAGTCATCTAAAAGCATGAACGCTCCACAATTTGTCTTTCCGTTCCCCACCAACTTTCGTTGTCTCGACATCACACGTTCTATCGCATCTCTATCGTAATCACCATAGATGAAGAGATCGGGAATGAACTCGGAATAAAAATGGTTTCCCTCTTCTGTTCCTGAGAGAACAATACCCGCTGGGAGGTGTCTCTTGTGGAACATGATATCTTTCACGAGAGTGGACTTACCCGTATTACGTTTCCCGATGAACACACAAACCCTATCATCACTAATCGTCTCTGGTTTGAATTTCCTCAACTGAAGGTTCATTCTACAGTAGTGTATCGTTTTATTTAGCAAAATTTTACTCATATACAGTAGGAATGGCTGGTCGTCTGAGGCTCGCCGCCACCGGAGTCCAAGATGAGTGGCTCACAGGTGACCCACAGTTTTCGTACTTTCTCATGAACTTCAAGAGACACACGAAGTTCGCCTTTGACTTTGTGGAGAGTCAGTTCGACGGTGAAGTCAGCTTTGGTAAGGATATATCTTGTAGAATTCCCGGAGACAAGGGTGATCTCATTCGGAACATGACTTTAAAGATAACCTTGACAGACCCCAAACCTGATGATGGTGGGGAAAATGATATGGTTTGGACGCCCTCTGTCATTACACATCTTATTGAATATGCAGATCTCGTCATAGGTGGACAGACCATACAGAGACTCACAGGCGAATACATCTACATACATCAACAACTTCACAACACGGACGATGACATCGAGCAGACCCTTTATTTCCTGAATGGTCACGGAAATTATCTGAGTTATGCGGATCGATACACATATTTCCTCGATCTTCCCTTTTACTTTTATAGGAATTCTTCGCTCGCTATACCTACATGCGCCCTGACGAAACAATTGGTCGAAGTGAGGATTAAATTGAGACCACTCAATGAACTCGTGAGGAACATCGGCGCATCGGATGCGGAGGGTATATCCGACGTGACAGCTTCGATAGTGAAGTTCTCTCTAGACACAGAATTTGCATACGTCACTCCAGAGGAGAAGGGATACTTGATGTCCAGATCTCTCGATTATGTCATCACACAGGTGCAGTTGGCCAAATTCAAGATGAAAGCTGGTGAGAACAAAAAGTCTGTGATGCTCAATTTTCAGCATCCGGTGAAGGAGATGTTCTTCCTCTCACAAAATATCGCAACCGGAAATGTACCTCATTACTATAACACCATAGTTAACGCAGAACTTCGTTTCAATAATGAGATCGTTTTCAATCGAGACGAAAGGTTCCTCGTCTATGAACAAGCTCTCAAACATCATGTAAATTCTCCATCCAGTGAAACTTCGACAACACTGAATGGTGTGAGTGCTGCACGAGGTCCAGCTAAGTTTGGTATGTACTCGTTTTCACTGAAGCCGGAGATGCCATATCCTACTGGTCAGGTCAACATGAGTCGTATCTCCCACAAACTCTTTACACTGGAAATTAATCCCATCAATGACCTATACGAAAACGATACACGAGTGTACGCAGTTAATTACAACGTGTTGAGGATTGAGAGTGGTTTAGCAGGATTAAAATTTTAGGTGAATATAATAGTAATGGCTGGGCAAGTCCAACTCTTGGCTTCTGGACCCCAAGAGAGGTTCTTCACGCTAGATCCAGACTACAGTCATTTTGTGGAAAGTTTCAAAAAACATTCCAACTTTTCTTCGGAGTATGTCGACATAAAACCAGAAAACAATGATGCAGATTTTGGCAAGATTGTTCGATTCAAGATTCCCCAAAATCAAGGTGATCTTATCAAGACGTTGAGTGTGAAGATGACACTTCCGGAGATCATAGTGACTGCTACGACGATGTATATCGAATCGGTCGCGCACGCACTCATAGAACACGTCGATCTTATCATCGGTGGTGAAGTCGTTCAGAGATTGACAAGTGACTATCTCCAGATTTATTCAGAGCAAAATGTCACACAGACAAAACAGAAGGCACTCGAACAATTGGTAGGTAAATACCCTCTTCAGACGTCCGATAGACTTGTGGGTGAAGTTAGTGGGAGTGCTGGTATCGTAATAAATGATACTCTCGGTTTGGATAGTGAAGAAAAATTCTTTGTCAATCTACCATTTTATTTCCATGGACACCCAGAACTTGCATTACCCCTATGTGCCATAAAAAAACAAGAAATTGAATTAGAGTTCAAACTTAGAAAAGCTGAAGATTTGGTGATCAAAGGTGACGGATCGTATAAAAATTTGGAGGAGACTCTGAAACTAAAAGAGTTTGAACTTTGCACTGAAGTTGTTTTCTTGGACTGTGCAGATCGCATCAAGATTGAGAATACTCCAATAGACTATTTGATTACGCAACTTCAACAAGACGTTTTTGATGTTGGTGTGGGTGTCAATGAAGGTAAGTTCAAGTTGGATTTTACTAATCCAGTGAAAGAGTTATACTTTGTCATTCAGAGACAGGGTAGCAATGTGAATGCGGGTTCGTATAGTGCGACACCAACCATAGCAAACGAGAATTATCAGGGAAACTTTGTCACCATATTCGATTATGATAATACTTCTAATGTTCAGGATGGTAAGTTCATACTCTATGAAAACCTTGACTACCTCACTCTCAGACTAGATGACCAAGATATCATCACACGAGATACAGGAAATCCAATTTTCCTTAAGGCTATCCAGGCGGCCATTCATCATTCGAAGACCCAATTGATCAGAAGATTTTACTCCTATAGTTTCGCTCTTCAGCCCGAAGAGTGGTATCCCACAGGACACATAAACTTCAGTCTCATAAAAGATCAGATACTAAACCTAAGTCTCACGTCTTGTCCAGATTTTAGAAGACAAATTCGGGTCTACGCTTTGAGCTACAACATTCTTCGTGTTGGTGAGGGAACTGCCCAAACTCTTTTTGATACCAGACATTAAAGATGAACATGCAAACTGGATTTGGTGATGTAGGGGACAATATGGCTGAACAGTACATCAAAATGATGACTAACATATTAGTTCCTGTTTTTGAAAAGAGTGCTAAACTCGCAGTCGAATATTCAAAAGCTTGTGGAAGAGATACTCTACTCCCAGAAGACATGGAATATGCGATGAAATACTGCGCGATGTACAAAGTTGGTGAAGATATTGGCTCCATCTTCCCAGACCTTTACGACGAAGTTGGGGAGGAAGAGGAAGACATGCCCACCGTCGACCCCGAAGACTGTCCACCTTTCGAGAGGTACACAGGGGCGGACCCCGTCTTCTTACAGATGAACGAAGCCTACGATCGTTGGGACTCTTGGGTTCCCCAGAGCCCGACAGAAGAGATGTTAAAAAATGCTATTAATAGTAATGAGCACCTCAGAGCCTGAGGCGTGGTCTTTTTCAAACACTAAATTCAAAATATACGATTCTGGGACCAGCTCTAGTGATGATTCATCCGACGATGAACAAATATTTTCAAAAATGAAAACAATCAAAAAGAAAAAGTTCAAAAAGATTGTAGAGAAGGAGGAGTTGTTACCGGAATAATTTTCCCAGCGTAGTATATACAATGTCCACCGTTTCCGCTGCCCTCAAGACCGTCGATATCGTCACTCAGGAGCTCCAGACCCAGACTCTCAACTCCATCGTCGGTGGCTTCTCCTTCGCCGCCGCTATGTCCTGGATGGATTTCATCCGCTGGGCCATCACTCAGATCGTGCGTGTCCCCAAGAACGGTGGCACTCAGTACGCTCTCACCGCAGTTCTTACCACCCTGATCTCCGTGATCGTCTACATGGTAATCTCCCGCATCAACGGCCGTGTGACGAAGCCCGCTCAGCCCGTCTACGCCATCACTCGCTAAGTTTTCTCGGGTATTTCCTCTTCATTAAAAACATGAGAAGTAATCCAACTGCAACTATCAGTGCAATATGGATTTTCCATCTATAAACATTCTTCACTTCAGGAATGCTTATAGGTTCTTCTTCTTTTTCGACGACTTTTTCCAAGGGAACTTTTGGAAGTCCCTCCAGTTTATCAGTCGAACATTTAATTTCAAACTTTAAGATGTGATCTTGATTCATGAAGTCATATGGGATGAGACGACCATTACTCATAAAGAAAAATTCGATTCTGACGTCTCGAATATATTTTTGAGGACCAGAATGAAAATGATGTGTGAGTTTGTCATCGGCTCCATTGAAATTGATAAAGTCTGAACCATCCAAGAGTATGTGTCCAGTATAGAAAGGTGTGGAGGTGTACACACTCTGTGCAAATTCATCAGATCCCGCAGTTAATTTCAAGACCAACGAATTTGGTCCAACTAGATTTATAGCACCCGATATAAGAACGTTGCTCGTAGACGTGTAATCCGCAGAAGAAAACCCTAAAAGTTGGTAAGGTGTTGTGACTAGGGACGAACCTTCGAGAAACCCGTTTGTTCCCGTGTGAAATTCAAATGTGAAATTGTGATCACCAGGTGTATTGTTTGAAAATGTAAGTCGTTTTGTGTCGGTATCGAAAGATACTGTATCTACGTTGGAAGTTGGTGGCGCGAGTTCATTTTCTAGATGCGTCGCGAGGTCACCACCAGTTGGATAATCGGCATTCTCCAATGAAATTGTCTGACCATCGACACTAAACGTGTTATTCGTCGAGCATATAGTCAACTGTGGTGTGGGTATGCGAGCAGAAACCAATTTAATTTCAGAAACGTCATAAATTGGATTTTCGAGAGTGATGACGTAGTTATTTGCGTGTAGGTGCACGTTCGCATCCCGCTGACTACTGTCGATAGATAGGTTATACACCTTCATTAAAATATAGGCACAATATTTTAATGACTGTTTTTGTCTAATAGCTAAAACACTTACTGGTAGAGACCGTGCGCGAGAGGGTTATTCTGAAGCTGGCGCTTAGCAATATCGAGATCCTGTGTGTAGGGGTTTGCGTTACCCTTGTAGGCGTTAAATTGGTGGAACGCCTTTTGTTGATATTGTTGGGTCCAACCACCATTGGCGGCGTTCATGCGACCATCGATACGTGTGGTGTCAGAACGCACGGACGTGAGGCGACCACCCTGCTTGAGGGCGCTCTCCCTGACATTCATACGACCAGGATTCCCCATTCGGTTTGCCTTTCCGCGACGATCCTCAGGTCTAAATCCATACTTCATGAGCTCCTCGTTGGTCTTCGCGGTGACCTGAGCAGCCGCACTGTTCGTGTATGCACCACGGAAGTTGGTGATACCGGGGGCGGGCTGATTGTAGTAGTTGTATTGTGAATCATTGCGATCACTCTTGAAACGGGTAGGATCCTGGGACACAGTCTGAGCAGAAACGAAACGCTTCGCGCCATTGAAACCGAGGCCGTCATTGCGGAGGCCAGTTTCGGAGCGGTTGGTGGTGCGCTTCGTCTTCTCGTGTTCGTTGCGGGGAACCACACCAGACATACCCTGAGCACGACCAGGCATCGCGGGTAAGCGGGAGGGGAGGAAAGCAGTCGTCTCGGGTTTATTGTGGGTGAGTTCACCAACCTTTGCGGATCGACCACCGGTAATATCCTTGGCTGGACCCGAGCGACCAGGGAGAGTGGTGAGCCTGTATTCACCGACATTCACAGGGTTGACACGGAACATCTGTTGAAAACCACCGACTGCGGGAGTATCAGCACTCACACCGAGACCTGGACCCACGAGTTGCTTCTCGATGGGCGAAAGATTGTTCATGCGACCCTGATCATACATACGATTGCGCATATTCAGGATTTCCTGACCACCGCTTCTCTGTTGAACGGCGATATCGGCAAAACTCTCCATCTCCCTCTTTTGGGAATATTCGATCGCAGGTTCAAAATTATTATTTTGTACTTCGACAGGAGCTTTGACTACTGGTGTTTCAGCCTCTTTCACAGATGGAGGAGGTGGTTTAGACTTAGTACTCAAAGTTCGACCAGCATAAACGAGACCGGCCACAGCCATGAGCGAAATGGGATCAGCCATTCTTACTTCTTACCGACATTTTTATTAGCGTACCTTTGCTGAAATAGACCATTCTGGAGCTCAGCACGGGTGCTCGAGGGTTCGTATCTCATGGTACGCAGAGGGAGCTTGCACTCCATGTTAGAAAGTGGGAAGAGGTTGCGCTCATACGTTTGGACGATGTTCTTATTGAAACGGGATGTGGATTGGGGACGGAGTCGATCACTCGTATCTATGTATTGGGCTGGGGAACCCTTACCCGCCATGTAAGGGGCGGTACCGTACAACATAGTGTTGGGACGGCAGCTACCGCAATTGATACTACTGGGCTGGGGATAGACGAACACCTCATCGGTCGCATCGACGGGAGGAATAACACCCTTGTTTTGAACTCTAGAAAGGCCAGGTTGAAGCTGATACGCCATTTACTATTACATAAGAATATTTATCTAACTGTACGTTCCACCACCACCTCGCACACTTCCTCCACCTCGGGGACCCCTGATGTCCCCATCACCACCGAGACCAGCGAACGCCTCGAGCTGAACACCTCGAGCGTTGGGGTTGCAAAAGCGGGTGTCGCTCTTGCACATTGGACCACTCTTGGGACCGTAGAGCCACTCGGCGAACGCTGTCTGGTCGCCTGGGATCTTGGACACGGGGTTAGTAACAAACTGGCGATCCACGGCATTCCTCATATATTTGGGAAGAGGGGAACGAGAACGACCACCATCCATGGGAATTCGGTCACTCGTGTAGCTCTGCACGAAAGGCTTCACGGTGGGATAATAACAAGCCTCTAAACGGTTGGGAGCATCGGTGTAATCAGTGATGAGCACATTACCCAAAGGGTTATCCTCTGTGGGCATCTGACACGTCGCACCCTCGAAGGTTTGACCGTATGTTTCCTTTACCATCTTAGATCTATAAAGAACGAAAATGACCGAGAGAACTGTCGCACCCAATATGAAAATACGAGGATCGCGACGAATGAGATAAATGAGACAAGTCGCATAAATTACGAAACGAGAGGCGGCATTGATACGATCTTCTGGTGTTTGCTCACTAGTTGGCCAGAATTGCGAAACCCGGTCAGCTCGGATGAGCTGCTGGGGATCATCAAACCAAACTTTCATTTAGTATAGACGGAGGTTTATTTTTTAGGAAGACTACTAAGCATGTTGCCCATCATCTTCATTAGAGCATCCTGGTTGAGCTCACCATCACCATCCTGAAGCTTGTCTGCGCAATCCTTCGCGATGTTCTCAATCATCTTTAGTGTGTCATCGGGGATGGAAGTGATAGTCGTACCAAGCATGTAGAGGGTCTGAAGATACTGCCAAGTTGCGGACTTGGTGTTGGCAGTCATTCGCTCCCAATACGATTTAATGTTGAGATCCTTTAGAAAGTCAATAGTCTCAATCTCACTGAGGAGGAACGTCTCATCCTTTGCAGAAATCTTATCTGCGTATGGAGTGACACCATTCATGAAAGTGTCTACGACGAGACGGGGGTTAGTGGACTTCAACACATCGAAGGAAGTCAACATCTTCTTGATGCCTTTTTCATCTGGAAAAGTCTTGTGCAATTCCACAAGAAATTGACTGAGCATGTCGTTAAACGCGGTAACGGACGCCATTTTCTTATTCTAATGGTTTAATCTTTAAGTCTAAAAAGGTTCGGTAGAAATAGCCTCCCTTTGGCCAATACCACCAGATACTATGAAAAACACGAGGATCGCGTTGAGGACAGCGGGCTTCGTGTACTTGTTGAGTTCAAGTTTACCCTCGTTGTTGAGGTGAGCCTTGAGATGAATGTAAGCCGCTGTGATGCCTCCTGCGATGAGAGCCGCACTCATGGGGTCACGCAGATAGTCGGAGAGTTCCATTTAATTATAACCAACTTTTTTTGTACGCTGTTCGGGTGCGTCTCCAAAGAACACATCATCGTCCGGTTGGGGCTGGGGCTGGGGCTGGGGCTGGGGTTCATGGTCAGGTTCCATATCGGGAGCCTGGACACCTGGAACCGTCTTAAACTCGTTCTCTAGGCCAGTAGGCTCTGGTTCGGGACCAGAGCCTTCCGCAGGAAGCTCTGTCGGGGGCTCGGGCTCTGGGAAAGGCTCCGACTCGGGCTCCGGTTCTGGGAAAGTGTCGTCAATCACCTCTGGGTCAACACTGTCGTTGATCTCGCCATCCAGAGAAATATCACGACTCTCTTGAGACATGTACGTCTGAAGAATCTGCTGAACTGGGATGAGTTCCTTCACGGTATTCTCTATACAGAGAGAGAACCGCTCGGTGAGCTTTTCATCCCGCAGGTACTCACTCTGTTCATCGTTGAAAACGTAAGGATCTTTATAAAGATCCTTGGCGATATTGTTATAACAGGTCTGAATGAAAACCTCCTCGGTAGGAAGCTTGAGAGAAATCTTCTTGTTATCGGACCTGAGACGAACAGCCGAAAGAATTTTGGTACAGGCAACAAAAACAGCCGCGAGTAGATCACTGAACCACGCGCAACGACTGGTGATGTTATCGCTGTGATTCTTGGACATCGCGTTTGACCAATTGGGAACTTCCTTGAGAAGCTTCTGGAACATGATGAGAACCTTGCGACCCTTGGACATGGTCACGGCTTCGTTGTACATATCCTGAAACACTTCAATCATAGCTGGGCACATAATGAGGCACATCTGTCCGAGATACTCCCGCTTGGCCTCACAGAGAATATTGAGATTGTCCATTTATGATTAAAGTGGGTTTTAAATTAACATTTACTACGCACTCCTCCTGTACTTGTTCGCCATTTTCTTGAGGTTCATGAGATTTGGGAAGTCGGCATCCTCCTCACTCTCCCTCTTCTCCTTCTTCTTTTTTGGAATTACCCACGAGACGTATATGTCATGATCACTCACGAGTTTTACAGTGAACCCACCGAGCACAAACTGTCTCGCGATGTACCTCGCTGCCGCAGATCTGTCGAATACCGGATATCCTATGAGAAATGATGGCACTGACAGAAAAAGTTGTTTGTGACCAAGTTCTACAGATTGTTTAATTTTAGAAGAGAACTGTTCATAGATTTTTGTGTAAATTTCTTTTCGAATTTGTTTTCTCTTCTCATCAATCTTGGTGACATCATCGATGCTGATCATTACAATTACTCTAATTTATTTTTTACCGAATCCAACTCAGTTTTGGTGGGGAAAGCCACCTCCTTGACAAGCTTATAGTCGAGAAATTCCTTACCAGGAGCACCATCCGTGAAAGCAGTGACATCACTGGGTGCATCGACACCGAGAGGCTGGGATCGAAGAGATACGAGGCGAACCTTACCATTCTCAACCTCATACGAGGCGACAACCGAGAAGCCAAAGGAAAATCCATCCTTCTTGATGGTCATGAACATACACTCGAAGATATCCTTCTCCTCGCCTTTGTATTGGTTAATCGCGGTCGTCTCGATGATGTAGGTGCACAGACCAGTACGTTTAGAAATTTCTTTGTTCGCTTGGAGAACAAACTCTTCGACCATGTCGTTATCGACACTGACCTCGACCTTGGTGTATTTCGAAAGATCTGGTCTGGGATCGCTAAGCTTCACAGTGCCTGTGGGTTTCGTGTACCCTGAGAGACCGAACGCCTCTGTGAAAGATTCGCGAGAGGTCGTGAGAAAAATTACCACTACGAGGAGGATGATCACAACCAAGTAATTCATATTTACTATAATGCGTTAATTTTTTTTTACAAAATACCCTATAGATAATAGATGTCGCTCCTGATTTACAGCCCGAGATGCAAACATTCTATGGATGTGATTGAGTACATTAACAAAGTTCCACAGCTGAAGCAGCTCGTACATTATCACAACATCAATACACAGGGTATTCCTCCAAACTATAAGAACAAAATCAACCGTGTACCCACTATGCTCACGAAGAATGGTAAGATCCTCGTGGGCAACGAGATTAAAAACTGGCTTGATTCACTGTTGCCTAAGAAGGAAGTTGAACACTCTGGAATCGGTGCGTTCGGATGCTCTATGACTAGTCTAGATGGAAATGATAACACGAGTATGTTCAGTCTCGAAGATTACGGTAAATCTCTGCAACCAGCCATGACCAAAGAACTCGAAGAGAAGATTAATCGTGAAGTGACGAAGGGTGTCGCCTATACAGATTTAAAGATGTAACGCACGATTTGAATAAATCATGAAACTTGTCACGATACAGGCTTCCGCTTTCAAGTCGACTTTTGAAGTACTCAAAGACATACTCAATGACGTGAATATTTATTTTAGACCAAATGGTTTATACATCGTGACCCTGGACACGGCGAGAACTTCTCTCATCGACATGTTTCTCGCGGCTGATAACTTTGAAGAGTACCAATGCGATCAGGAAGAAGTCATCGCTGGTATAAACATTTCAAACACTTTCAAACTCCTGAAGACAATCACAAACAACGATGTACTCAAGATTTCCATCACCTCCAAGGAGTACATGGACATTGAGATTATCAGTGAGACGAAAAAGACCAACTCAAAGTTTCAGCTTAAACTCTTAGATATCAACGAGAGTCGCATCGAAGTACCCGACGTCGAGATGACCACGGTGACGACCCTCCCATCCGCAGACTTCCAGCGTCTCTGCAGAGACATGTCTAACATCGGAACAGATATCGAGATCCGTCGCGAGGGTAAAAACATCCATCTCAAGTGTGATGGAGATTTTGCCAATCAAGAGACGACCATCGAATGTCCAGATGAAAGTCCAACCATCTCCGGTCTCTACAGTCTGAAGTACCTGAATATCTTTACAAAGGCGACGAGTATGTGTGCGTCTGTGCAAATTATACAGGAAATTGGAAACAGGTTCTTGATTCTGAAATACAATGTGGCCAATTTGGGTGAGCTCAAGTTTTACCTCGCGACTAAGGTATCTGAAGATCAGTAGTGAAGTCATCGAGTGTTGAGAGCGTCTTCTTCATGCCCAAGGTGTTCGCTAAAATAATTTTGGGAAATCTATCTTCGAGTACATCACGGTCATAATACAAAAAGTGTTCGAGTGAAACCTTTTGTCCATGGAAATCATTTCGTGGACCAGAGTATCTTTTCACCTTTTCAGTAATGTTTCGCATCGGTTTATCATCGTGATCGACGATCCAAGCACTACTCAAAGGGATACTAAAGTGCATCGCACTGTCCTCACTTTCTCCCGGTTTGAAATTGAGGTCGTTCGAGATGGCCGTGTATTGCTTACCATTGAAATAGTATCGCACTCGTAAGATGATCCACTTTACGTTCTGTGGAATCATGGTGTGTCTGAAGTTTTTACCCGTCGCGTTCACGTAGTATTCGTCAAGAATGCGATCATCCCAATCTTTGCTTTCCTTGAACCAAAAGTCATCTTCGATTTTATACTTCATGTCGTGGTCTATCGCATATTCAATCTCTTCAGAAATGATCGAGTAGTCTCTAGGTGTAGTGAGATATTTGTAAAAGAAGAAAATGGTGCTTAAAAGTTTGGTCAGCATTTCTTTATAAGAATGGAAGGTAATTTTTTAAGTAGATATAACAACAGAATACAAGAGTGGAACGATTTGATAAAGAAGGATCCTTCCAATAAGAACAAGTATGAATCTGAAATGGCCAACTACATCATGAAATGTATGCCATATATGAATCAATATACCGACGAGAGTGAAGAGGTGTCGAACACAGATAATATTTTTAACGTCAAAGAAACTGTCGGTTTGAAAAGGAAGGATATCTTTACAGATTATCTTATAGAAGTCGAAAATCAAAACATAACCAGACCCAGAGAACGTATAATCGAACAATGTCAGACGTGCCCCGATAGTAATCTACTCCATTTTCACGACACGAGTGATCTCGTGTGTGACTCGTGTGGCGCGATAGTAGCAACTCTCATCAGTGAGGAACTCACGTACCGAGAAGAACAAGAAACGTCAGAGAAGGTTGTGAACTATTCGTACAAGCGCGAGAATCACTTCAACGAATGGTTGAGTCAGTTTCAAGCTCAAGAACTCACGACGATACCCAACGAGGTCATCGAACAATTGAGAGTGGAACTCAAGAAGATGAAAATCAAAAAGTTGGAAGACATCACGCACACAAAGATTAGAGGACTTTTGAAAAAATTGAGACTCAACAAGTACTATGAACACGTTCCATACATCACAAATCTTCTGAATGGCATCAAACCTCCAAGTATGCCCCAAGAATTGGAGGAGTATCTGCGTATAATGTTCAAAGACATTCAGAAACCCTTCGACGACAACTGCCCCAGTGAGAGGAAGAACTTCCTCAGTTACTCGTATGTTCTCTATAAATTCTGTGAACTTTTGGGTGAGGATGATTACCTCCAGTACTTTCCACTCCTCAAGTCGAAGGAAAAGTTGTATCAACAAGATGTCATATGGAAAAAGATATGCCACGACCTCCGATGGGAATTTATTCCCACGGTATAATAAATGGTCATCATCCCCCTCAGTAACTCAGGTATCCTCAGTGCCCATGGCTACGAAGGTGTGAAGAACAAGTCCGAACTCGCACGACACCGTGCACTCATGCGCGTCGTGCGGGCTGGTGAACCCCCTCTAGGCCTCTTCAGGCGTCTTAACGTTCTCATGATCCTCTTCAAGCGTACCGATCCCAAGCTCTCTAAGATTTTCAAGGCCGACCGCGACTGGGTGCGAGAGAAATTGCTACGAGCACCATGAAGAAAAACGCAATCACGTTGTAGCGATGATTACTCGTGTTCACAATTTCGTCACCGAGTGTCTTTCTATACATGAGACGGGACATGAGTGCGAATAATATGACAAACCAAGGTATTTTGAGAAGGTAAAGAAGTACCGATACCAACACGTAACCATTTATATAACCATTCGTGGCGGTATATACATGGTCATGCACGAGTTCTAGATACACGTACCTGAAAAGAGAAATGAGCACCGCAAGATTAAATTTTGAGGTGTCCAATCCGAGCATCTTTGTAATGCTTCAGTATATCTTCTACAGATAAAAAAAATGGAGAAGACTCGTCTATCATCTTTCGAGTTTTATTGAAATGACCTAAACATCCACCACCTTTCCAATATCCATCCTTATTGAAGACACGTAGAATTTCTCGTCTCTTATTTTCGTCTATGTTCGTACCAGTTTTTATCACCATGATTTCACCAGTGTTCCAATCGTTATAGATATACTTGAGCTTAGCGAGACGTGGATATCCATGTGTAACATCTTTAGTGATGTTGTCGTACTTGGGAAAATCTGGATGCCTACACTCGATAAAATACTTGTCATCGAGTACGGTGGCATAATGTTTCACGGGAATATTCGTGTGGAGCGACAGACCACCATCCCAATACACCCACTCGGGAATATCCGCGGACGTGTGGGAAAAGAAGATCAAGATGTCTCCAGACTCTGGTTCATATTGTTCTGTGACGCTCGTCAAGAACGTATACAATTTATACTGAAACAATGTGACCAACAAAATACTTATGATCGCCGTTGTCTTGGGATACGTCAGCAACAATAATATGAACACCAACGAGAATGCATAAAATTGTGATCTCCTATTCAAAACCAGAATGTCATTGAATCTTCTACGTTCTAAAAAAAACATTTGGTATATAATAATGAAATATTATTATTACATCATACTTTTGTATGTGATAATTTCATTCTATGAGTGGTTCTTACATCGCCACATCATGCATGGTGACCCCGAGTTTTTGAAAAAGTTTCCAGGTGTCGGGTCATACATGGCTGAGACTGCTAGACATCATCTCGAACATCACAAGTTGGTAAACATAGACATGACTCTTAAGGAGAATGTCGAAAGTACGGGAGTTTATTTCACTTGGAGTGTGACTGTAATATTTATCATCTTGACCCTTCTCCACATTCGGAAAATAGTTCCCATGCCCATCCTTGTGAGTATCGCCGCCGTATTTTTTCACAACATTCTATGGAACAACTGGCACACGAGGTTCCACGAGTATCAGCGTGAAGTGAATATCACACAGGGCCTTCCCAAATTTGGTATTTTCCCAACTGGGTTCATCTACGACTACTTATGGAAATATCATACGATTCATCATTCCCAAAAAGGTCAAAAGTATAATTTCAATATCATATTTCCACTTTTCGATCATGTGTTTGGTACAATCGGTGATAGTTCGTGTATCGACAACATGGAGTACTGCAAGGAAAATCACGATGACGACAGATGCTATCAAAAACAACATCATTGTTACACAAATAAAGATATCATTCGATGAATATATAAATGATTCTCATTGATCGCATCATCAGACTTCTCAAAAATGACATATATTTACCCCTGCGATGTTTCGCAAACAAAAGACAGCTCGTAAATCCGAGAGACTGTTGTACATGTAAAAATTTTTGTCGGAAATCACCGAGTGGTGGAACTCCTGTTTACGTGCCTAAGTATATCCCCAAATATCAATATCGTGTATAAAGATGCAAGATGAACCCGCACTTCTCGCCCTATATGAGTTGGAGACACACGTACTCCCCCATCTAGAGACGATCAATCAAGTCAATCCTGCCACTCAACACTGTCTCGAAGAAGCTCGGACCCTTCTTCATAGGGCAAAAGATATTCTTCAAGCGGCTGTAATAAATCCGCAGACACAGTATGAGGAATCTCAAAGGTTTTATCAAGCGTTGTATCAGGTTCTTCCTCTTCTGATTGCACTTGAATCCGTCGCACCTCAACTTCCCGATCAGGATGAGGTGGGTAGTTTACCAGATACGCTTCCTTCAGACCTGTCAGACGAAGATAGCTACGAGCCTGCAACTCCACCGCATCATTCAGAGTTTTGATAATCTTAAACTCTAGGATAGTCTTGTTATTAATGATAATATCTGCCCTCAAATTTCCAATCACGTGACCTCTAAATGGAATTGTGATGATACGTTCCGACTCATATGGAATACCCTTCTCCCTCAATAGAACTTCCATTGCGTTGTGATATACTCTCTCACTATGTCCAGGACCCAATTCAGAATATATCTCTCTAGCGAACGCCTCGATGTCCATTTATATTCCATATATTTAAATCTTTATTTAAGGTAAGATGTCCAGGGCTGAGACCACTCGACGACAAACTGCTAATAGACGCAGAGTTTTGGAACAACGAAGACGAAGCGTCGATCGCGCCGTCAGTCAATTAGCTAACCAGTTTGTGCGACTAAATGTTAGACGCGATCGATACAATTTGGGGACGATCACGAACGCGAATAACAGGTACATGACTGTTCGTCTGAGTCGTCTTCTGATCGATAGACTCAAAGAGATTTACACACGCACGTGGAATCAGCGTGTCGAATACGTAGGCAGCATTCCCTTTACGGTAAGCAACACACGAAATTATGTTAGGTTTAACCAACCTACGGCTCGAACGAATCAGCAGTTGGCATCCGTAGCACCCACACGAGAAGAGTTGACGCAATACATCGTGTATCACACCCACCCCGTTCCCGAACACCAGACTCCACTCTTCACGTATCCCAGTGAACCAGATTTGAGGGTGTACATAGCGAACTATCCAGATGTTCAAGCGAATCTCATTCTCGAGAATCAGGGGTATTATGTCATAGATCTTATCGAGACGAATATGGATAAACCAAACCCCAACGACGTGGTTCGAGTTTTTAGTGAACTCATGGGATCCCGTGAGTTTCAGAGGGTGCGAGTCAACTGGGGTTCTCTCGTGTATTTCACCACCACCCCGGACAGGTGGAAGAGAGCCGTCAACAACTATGTAGATCCCATCATGCGTAGACAATTTGGTATTTCCATTCGATACTACACGTGGGGAGAACTCGGTAAGATTACACTTTTGGATAAAAATGTCATCATGAATATAGGATGA